CGACTTTAACACTCAAGTCTTAATTTGTTTTAAAGGAAAGGCCGGGATTGTCATCAAGACCTTACGTTATGAGAGTAAGGGGGCCTGAATAGTTACAATATACCTTAGTCGTATAGAATAATTAACCCTAACATATACCTTATAGTACCCTGCAGCCGCTGGCATACTCTGGTGACATGCTGTCGCCTGTTACGGGAACTGCCAGTTCAGCGTCTCGAATGGGCGATATTATTTTCTCGCAATCGTATTCTTTAACCTGAGCTTCGAACTCTGTCAGCGAGCCACCTTGTGCCGTGACAGGCAGCAGGGGTACATAGTGTACGTCTGCCCTGGAAACGTTGGCATCGTCAATGAGCATGGTGCCGACACCTTCAAGAATCCATTCCGTATTTACGTCAGGGAACTTCTCCTTTATTGCCGCGATGACCTTTGCGGATGGCCTCGCCGTATTCTAAAAGATGCAAAAATATTTGCACATTAAACAAATGTTTATTATCTTTGCATCGTCAAAAGAGGTCATTAACATGTTGAACTAAAATCAAGGCAAATGGAATTAAAAGAAGGACTTGAATTTTATAAGAGCCGCTTAGTTGATTGCGACCGAGTTCTTGCCGACCTACTTGCAACGGATGACCTCTACGAAGCCCAAAAGCAAGCACTCATCGACAAACAACTGGACGTAAGGAACAAGTTAAAAAGAACAATCGAAGTGATTGAGGAACTATTAAGGTAAATAAATCCCCCGACCTCGAAAGTCGGGAGATAAAAAAAGAAAAGATTATGGAAAGACCTACAACCAACATCAGGAACCCAAGGATTAGAGCCTATATGGAGGCGGTAACAGAGGGGAAAACAACTGCTGATAAGCTGACAGCAGATGAATATGAGGAAGGAATAAACCAATTCGTTGACGGTATGAACATTGCCCTTGCTCAGGCAGATGATATTATTGCCCGTGCTAAACTGGGGGATGTGCCAGAGGCTATATCGTTTAGCTATATAGCCAAGAAATATTTTGGCAAATCGCGTGGATGGCTCATGCAGAAAGTGAATGGTAACACTGTAAACGGCAGACAGGCCGCCTTTACAGAGGACGAGCGCAAACAGTTCCGTTTCGCCCTCCAAGATATTAGCAAGCAGCTCTCAATTGCTGCGCTGGCGTTTTAGTTTAGCAACTCTTTTGACACTGAGAGCATTCGCCCCGGCTTTAACGGTCGGGGTTTTTTCTACAGAACCCCACATTTTGCAACATGATGCAACACTGGTTCAGGGAACTATATATTGTCATAAATATTTATTTTGACAAAAAAAGCTGCTCATAATCCGTTATATTTCAAGGGAAATGGATTATAACAGATAATGGGCAGTCTCATCGTTTTGCGGAGAGAGCGAGATTCGAACTCGCGAACCAGTTTTGCCGGTCACACGCTTTCCAGGCGAGTTGAGCTTTCTGTAATCCGCTCATTTGTAATTATTTATTTTAATGGCAGCCCGCTTTGCCATTTTTTTGCCACTTTTTGCTCATTTGAGCGAAATTTCCATCAGTACGCGGTACCAGCCGCGTATGTCCGTTTTCTCAATCTCGAAGTCTTGATAGTTGGGGTTGACAGAACGGCAAACAATCCTGTCATCACTTTCTTTACAGGGGTAGATGTTCTTAATGACTATACCATTGATAGTGTCAAGGACGAATGTGCGACCCCATTCGATGAACGCGCGCTCATTAATCTTGCGCACCAGTACGCGGCAACCGCTGGCGTACTCTGGTGACATGCTATCGCCCGTTACGGGAACTGCCAGTTCAGCGTCTCGAATGGGCGATATTATTTTCTCGCAATCGTATTCCTTAACCTGAGCCTCGAACTCAGTCAGCGAGCCGCCTTGTGCCGTGACAGGTAGCAGGGGCACATAGTGTACATCTTGCCTGACCCCATTTTCGCCATCAATGAGCATTGAGCCTGTTCCTTCAAGAATCCATTCTGTATTCACGTCGGGGAATTTCTCCTTTATTGCTGCTATGACCTTCGCGGATGGTCTCGCCGTGTTTTGGAAATAGGCGTTAGACTTTCCTATGGCCGCTTGCAGTTCTGCCAATGACATCCCCTTAGCATCTGCGAGTTTTCTTATTCTATCCTTAATTTCCATGAAAAAGTTTATATTTTGCTTAATTATATTTAAATTTATATAGTATTTTATAGTAAAGTATAGTTACTTAGAGTATTTATTAGTAATTTTGCTGCCAAAATAAATGACAACTAATATTTGGCTGCAAAATTACTGCTTTTTATTTAAATTCGTATATAATTTTATATTAAATAATGTTAGACGATTATGTTTGAGACGAAAAAAGATTATTACGCTGCCGTTGCAAAACGCTTTCAGGCTTACCAGAGCAACGGTATGAATGTGACCCAGGCCACGAAGCGCGTTATGAAGGATTTTAACATTATGACGCCTGCCACCGTTTTCAATATTCGGCGCAAGGCTGGGCTGTTAGAGAATGGAGGGTCTGAAGGATGACATGTGTAGCCCCCAAAGTTCAGAAGGACGGGCGGTATAATATCACCGCTTCCGCTAAGGCTCTTGAAATAGACAGGAGCACGCTGTACCGATACATGGATATGCACGTGTTGAAGTTTGGTGTTCACCGCCATACTAACCGTCGCTTCATCCTCGGTAGTGAACTGTTGCGCTTTTGGGGTGCTGAGTATATGCGATAATAATTATTATTGTTCACACGCATAAGGAAAAGGCACATGGCAAAGAGATTGACAGACACGGAGAAGTTCAAGTCGAAGTTCTTGCGCTCGCTCAAAGCCCCTTACAAGCTGCTCTGGGAGTACATTCTGTGCGACTGCAACCATGCCGGTATATGGCTGGTTGACTTCGAGGCTGCCCGGATGTATATTGGCCGTGACGTGCGTGTGTTCGAGGAACGGGCCTTAGAAGAGTTCAACAAGAAAGAGCGCCACGTCATCCCGATAGATAATGGTGAACGATGGTTCATAGTTGGCTTCATAGAGTTTCAATACGGTGCACTCAACCCAAGGAACCGCGTCCATGCAAGCGTAATCAAGATGCTGGAGCATTTCGGACTATGGAAGGATGGCCATTTGGTTCTTGAAACGGCTGACATTCCCAAGCGGAAGATTCCACATCTTGAAACAGCTAAAGAGAGACCTAAACCGAAGAAACAGGAAACGCCTATGAATGAGGAAAAGAAACCTCCAGAATCAGATACCAGCGACAATCTCGCGAACCTCATAGAGGAGAAGAATCCAGCAGGATATGAAGATTTCAACTTCGATTTTCTGGCCGATTGCTTCAAGGAAATATTCCTCGAATGGCTGCAATATAAGCGGGCGCGGCATGAGAAATACAAGACGCAAGGTTCGCTCCAGAAGGCTTATAAAAGACTCCTTGACCTGAGTGGCAGTAATGTCGCGGTGGCAAAAATGATAATAGACCAGTCTATGGCGAACAACTGGGCAGGACTTTTTGAAATAAAGAATAAAGAATATGGAAACAAACAACAGACAACGGCACCAGGTGCAACCAGTGGGAACGCTGGTGGCAGTAACGGCAGTGGCAGTCTCTACGACGGTGCCTCAGAACTTATCGCCCGTCTGCAAGTCCAAGACGATAATGGAGCTTCGACTGGCTGAACGGCTAATGACCCGTTTCGGCGACCGCACAGCATTCCTTACCAAGTGCAACCCCGCCTCACAGACAGGCTTTGGCCGTAATCCCCGTGCCTGCATTCTCGGTGATTATCCTACACTTACCGACCTCACCATTGCCTACGGTAAGACAATGGCAGTGCAGTGGCTCGTTCCCCAGCTCACCGACCTAAGTGTGTTCAGCGGTGCAAAAGACCTGACCGTAGGGCAATTGGAGCAGTTGGCATCTGTAATAGCCACTGCCTACCCATGGATGAAGATAACTGAGCTGCTGTTATTCTTTTTCCGCTTCAAGACTGGCCGCTATGGTCGTTTCTATGGCACCGTTGACCCGTTGGTAGTGACCACGGCCCTGCGTGAGTTTGTTGAGGAACGGAACATGCTTCTCGATCAGTACGAGCGGGAGATAGAAAACCAGAAACGAGAGAATGAACGTCTACTGCCAACCATGACCTACAAAGAATGGCTTGAATACAAGCAGAAACAACTGACAGCCCAGAAAGCAGAGTAATAACCCTTTTTATACCTATTATTATGAATATCAAGATTAAGACAATGGAGATTGAGAACTTCAAGAAGATAAAGTCTCTCTCCCTGAATTTCGGACCCGACGGCAACCTTATCACAGGACGCAACCGTCAGGGCAAGACAACGATTTTCGATGCCTACCTCTGGTGTCTTTTCGAGACCACGACCCGAAAGAACGATACCGTTCAGATGAAGGGCAGCGACAATCAGGTAATCCACAAAATCGACACCCGCGTCACGCTGACGCTCGTCATTGATAACTCCTACGAGGTGAAGCTCGCCCGCCGTCTCTACGAGAAGATAGAAAAGGCCGGCACACCTGAGGAGAAAATCAAGGGCACGGAAATGGAGCGTTTCTATAACGATGTGCCTCTCACCAAGAAGGAGTTCGATGCAAAGCTTGCGGGCATCGCCCCACTTGAAGCATGGCTTATCTGTTCGAACATCAAGGTGTTCATGTCATTGAAGATGGAAGACCGTCGGCGCATCCTTGCCAGCGTAGCCGGAGAGATTGATATGGAAGAAATGCTCAAGCCCTTCCCGCTGCTTGCCAAGGCTTTCGACGAGAAGAAAACGCTCGAGGAGTTCCGCAAGCAGGTGAATGCCACCAAAAAGAAGTCAGAGACCGAACTGGTAGCCATCCCCGCCCGCATCGATCAGCAGGACAAGCTCTATTCGCAAGAGGATTTCGACCAGCTGCGTAAGGACATTGCCGACATCGACACGAAGATTGCCGACTGCGACCGTTACCTACAGGCCAGTACCGAACAGATAGCCGCCCAGGCCGAAGAACGAAAGAAGGTGATGGAAGTTGAGCGTCAGTTGAATAGCGCACGTTCCGCATGGAGCAAGAAGCATTTCGCAGCCATGACACAGGCCCAGCAGGCCGTGACAGAAGCCCAGCAAGCATTTGACGAAGCAGAGCGCAACGCCCGCCGCGATGCCATGATCTACGAGGAGAATGCCGTCAAGGCCCGCAACCTTAAACGCCAGCGCGATGACAAAAAGGCTGAGTGGATGCAGCTGAACGAGCAAGATTTCTCATACACCGAGGAAACGGTCTGCCCCCACTGTGGCAGGGAGTACACTCCCCAGATGCTGGCCGAGCGCAAGGACGGTGCCATAGAGCGGTTCAATAGCGAGAAGTCGGACGGTCTGGCAAAGCTACTCAATGAATATGAGCAACTGCGCAACCAGTACACCGCCGTACAGAAGCTGGTGAACCAATATACCGACATCGCCAAGCCGGAGCACGACCAGCGCATTGCCGACCTGAAAGTGAAGCTGCAAGCCGCCCGCGAAGCCCAGATAAAGGTAACCTCAGACAAAGCGGAAAAGGATGAAGCCATCATTACCCTGCAACAGCAGCTTGACGAGCTGAATGCGAAACCCGCCACCCCAGAGGCCGATGCCGCTACAATAGATGCAAAACAGGCCAAGACCAACGAGAAGCGCGAACTTCAGCGTCAGCGCGACGAAATGGTGAAGAAACTGGCTGGCGAGGAAGCAAACAAGAAGATTGATGCCGAAAAGGTGAAGCTGGAAACCCGCTCGAAGGAACTCTCCCAGATCGTGAGCGACTGCGACGCTGCCCTCTATCAGATAAAAGAGTTCACCAAGGCCTACACCGCCACCATCGGCCACCGTCTTTGCCGATTCTTCAGGGTGGTCACGTGGAAGTTCTTCGACATCAATATGACCAACGACGGCATCAAGGACATCTGCACCCCCATGCTCGACGGCATCGAGTTCGACGGCCTGAACAAGGAGGGAACCATCACCGCCGGCATAGACATTGTACGGGGCCTCATGGAAGCCTACGGCATCAACGTGCCGCTCTTCATCGACGAAGGCGAGAGCGTGGAGAATATCACCCGCCCCGATGAGACACAGACTATAGAATTACGGTTCGTGCCAGGTGCCGAACTACAGCAAACAGTATTATAAACCCTTTAATCACTTTTTCAAATGGAAAACAACGTTTCTATCGTAAGAGCCGATGAAGCCCAGATGTCGGTTTTCGGCAGCAAGTCCAACTTTGAGACTGCACAGCGTATGGCACAAGCCTTGTGTTCATCAAACATCGTTCCTACCTCTTATCAAGGGCCTCAGAACCTCGCCAACTGCATCATCGCCCTTGACATTGCAAACCGCCTCGGCAGCAACCCCCTGATGATTATGCAGAACCTCTACGTGGTTCACGGCAACCCATCCTTCTCGTCGAAGTTCCTCATTGCCTGTCTGAACAACTGCGGCAAGTTCTCGCCCATCCGCTACGAGTTCAAGGGCAAGGTGGGAACCGACGACTGGTCGTGCCGCGCCTCTGCCGTTGACAAGCAGGGCGAAATCCTCTGCGGCGCGTGGGTGTCTATCAAGATGGCCAAAGAAGAAGGTTGGTATGGTAAGAACGGTTCGAAGTGGAAGACCATGCCCGAGCTGATGCTCCAGTACCGCGCCGCCGCTTTCTTCCAGCGCGTCTATGCACCCGAAATCAGCATGGGGCTTATCAGCCGTGAGGAGTACGACGATGGTGTTGTCATCGAGGAGAATATCCCCACTTCCCAGCCCGCAACACCTGCCGACCCCAGCCCCAGTTCCATTCCCGCAGAGAGCAAGGAGGAAATGAGCATCAGCACTGGCACTGAGGGCACGCAGGAAAGCGCTCAGGAGAGCAAACAGACGGCTTCGCCCGCCTATGACCAAGGTCAGACGCAGAACGCGCAGCATGGCGCGGATAACGGCGCAAATTCCGCTCCTACTCCTGCAGGCACACGTTCGCCGATGGGAAAGCAAGCTATTCCAAGCATGTTCAACGATTAAAGAGCAATGAAGATAACAGTATTGGACTCTGGCAGTGCCGCCAATGGGTATGTTATCCAGAACGAGCGGGAGGCAGTCGTATTGGAATGCGGCTGCCCCCTCACCGCCGCCCAGAAGGTGCTCGACTTCAACACGTCGAAGGTGGCTGGCGTGCTGGTGACGCATGAGCATGGAGACCATGCCCGGTATGTGGGCAAGTACGCCCAGCTGATGCCCGTCTATATGACCTCAGGAACGGCCGATGCTCTGGGGCTGCGCGAAATGTTTCAGGTCCATGTCATTGAACGGAAGCAACAGTTCAAGATAGGCGGTTTCACGGTGCTGCCCTTCGCCACCATCCATGATGCCCAGGAACCGTGCGGTTTCATTATTCATCATCCCGAAATGGGCGTTCTGCTCTTTGCCACCGACACGCGGGACATCGGCTACACCTTCAAGGGCATGGACTACGTGATGCTGGAGTGCAACTACGACGAAAAGCTGCTCAACGAGAACATTAGGTCTGGTCTTCTGAACTACAACGTCGGCGACCGCATCAAGAACTCCCACATGTCTGTTTCCCGTTGCGTGACGATTCTACGGGATAATGACCTCCGCAAGGTCAAGGGCATCATGCTCCTGCACCTCTCCCATGACAACAGCGACAGAGATAATTTCATCGCACGCATCAAGCGCAGCACCGGAAAGCATGTGGTAGCGGCAGAGAAGGGTGTGGAAGTGGAGTTCATAGTCTGAACCATTGAAATATGAATTGAGTTATGACGTACGATGAAATAACACTATTCCGCAGATTCTTGACAGATAAGGGAACGCTCAACAATTTTGAGTATTTCTACGCCAACCATCGCTTCAAACCTATCAGCATTGATGCCTACTATGAGAACGTGGAGGCAGAGGATGCCATTCTGGAAGCCTTCGACATGGGAGCGGCTGGTAATAGCATCTTCAGCTTCCAGTACTGGAAGAAACTCGACGAGAAGTGGCAGCGTAAGCTGGAGGAGTTCCGCGAGACGGGGAAACTAAACATGGCAGAAAGCAAGGTATATTGCCCCCACTGCAAGCGCATGATGCCAAAGTCTTCATTCCGCTACAATAGCAAGGGGCAGCTTCATAAGCATTGTATGGAGTGTGAGGATGGCGAATGGGACAGGAAACGCAAGGAAGAGGAAAAGGAGGCAAAGGAGCAGGAGAAGTTGGAGAAACAGACGCGCCAACTGGAAAAGGAGATTGGAGAGAAACAGGCCAAGCTACAACGGCTGACAGGCGAAATGACAACCGCTGACAGACAGAGACAAAAAGAGATAGAACATGCCCTGAACTATGCGGCACAAGTCTCTGATAAGGAGATTCCAGAGCCTATTATTACGACCCAACCAACAAGGAAGATGGAAGATTTCACATTCTTTGATTTTGAGAAGAAAAGCAGTCTGGTCAACCGCATTGGACCTAACAAGTTTGCTATCAATAACAAGAGAGGCAATTATACTGTGGTGATGAATATTGAGGACAGCAAGGCCATTATCGACGCGAATCTGATGCGCCTGCGACTGAGGCAGGACAATATCACCGGAGCCTTGCATTTCGTTTTCAATTCCACCGTAGGAGCCACCTGTGTCATCAAGAACAATAAGAATGTTACGGTGGTCAATAAGGAACTTGTGGAGTTCCTGATGAAAGCCCTCGGGTATGGCAATGCAACAGAACGTGTGCTTGTCGATATTTCAAACAATCTCTCCAGAACCAGGGATTATGTGACCTTCCTGATTAAGAAACCAAAGAAATAACCCTAATTATACGAACTATGAGCAAGAAAAGAAACAAGAAGCATTCCTCGAAGCAGAACCATCTGTCACAGCAGGCACTGATACGCAACGCCATCATGACAAGCGGCCAGAGTCAGCAGCCCGCCCTCCCGGCCAAGGCGAAGGAGTACATGCAGAGCCTTCCCGACGAGGTGAAGCAGAACTGGAAGCCAACCTCAGTCTTCGAGGTGGCGAAGATGGCAGGTGTTGACAAACGTATCGGCCTACTCATATCAGCCTACTACCACATACACAACGTGCAGCAGATGCTCACGGGCGAGATCTGCAACTGGCTCGACGGCTTCAACCTCTGGATAAAAGGTGTGCGCCCGGCGATGAACGACCTGGAACGGTCAGAGACAAAGTTCTTCGAGGCTATGCGCACCATCATCGACCCAACCAAGGGAGCCTCCTACGACGAGTTTAGGACCGATTGCGACAACCTCTACGCGAAGCTGATGCACTGGGAGGGAATACCCAAGCACTGGGAGCCGGGCGAACCGCTGAAGCTGAAACACCCCAGCGAGCGACCGAAGAAAGAGGGAACGCTCGTCGTGGACAGCGGCCATGAGGAAATGGTGGTCGGCACCGTCACCCTGCCGCCGGAGGTGAAGGAGACGCGCACCGCCTACTGCGTCAGCAAACTCAATAACGACGAGACCGCCGACATCGTGAAGGCCGACATCAAGAACAAGGGGCTGGCCGCTGCCACCGCCAACCGCCTCGCAAGGAAAGACCCTGGCAGTATGTATATCATCTACGAGCAGACCATAGAGACGCAGGAGGTGGCAACCCTCCACCCCATCAAGGCGGCACAGGTCTCAAACAGCACAGAGGAACTGGTGGAGATTGATGTCAAGGATGAAGAACCAAAGCAGGAAGGGAGAGAAGTTACGGATGTCTCATAGAGAAGTTACGGATGTCTGCCAGAGAAGTTACGGGCAAGAAACATAATGGTAGGAGAGCGGGATGCCAAAGGCCACGGCAACCCGAGGGCATAAACCACCTGATGACCCCGACTTGTCAGACTGGTGTAACGGGTTCGATTCCCGTGCTCTCCACTATAAGCCACAATAATAAATTAATAGTAGAATTATGGAATACTTAGATTTTCTGAAATCCAAAATGGCCATCAGCAGCCAGACGGGCTTCGATGTCAGCGTTGACCAACTCACACCGACCCTCTTCCCCCATGTGAAGGACACGGTTCGTTGGGCCATCAAAGGCGGTTGCCGTGCGATATTCTCCAGCTTCGGTATGCAGAAGACTGTGACCCAGCTCGAAATCCTGAGAATCATCACCCGTCTGAATCCTGGCACCTACGGCCTCATTGTATGCCCCAAGCGCGTAGTGGTGGAGTTCGTCACTCAGGCCAAACAGCACCTCGGCATTACCGTCCGCTATGTCAGGACCATGGAGGAGGTGAGGAACTGTGACACATACGTCATGGTCACTAACTATGAGCGTGTCCGTGACGGTGAGGATGGTGTGCGTATTGACCCCAACTATTTTGTGGCAACGAGCCTTGACGAGGCGAGTTGTTTGAGGGGACTTGAAACTAAGACTTACCATGAGTTCCTGCGGCTGTTTGCTGATGTGAAGTACAAGTTTGTGGCGACTGCCACGCCATCGCCCAACCGCTACATGGAACTTATCAATTATGCCGACTATTTGGGTGTTATGGACGTTGGGCAAGTAAAGACGCGGTTCTTCCAGCGAGACAGTACCAAGGCCGGGAATCTCACCCTCTACAAAGGTAAAGAGCAGGAGTTCTGGCTATGGCTTTCCACGTGGGCATTGTTCATCACTAAGCCCAGCGACCTCGGTTATCCAGACGAAGGCTACGACCTGCCAGAGTTGCACGTACATGAGGAGATAGTGCCAGTGGATAATGAGAGTGCGGGTTACTTTGACGATGGCGAGAAGATGATGTTCAGAGAAGCCGCCCTTGGTCTGCAACAGGCCAGTAAAGAGAAACGCGACAGCATCAATAGCCGTGTGGCACGTGTAGTTGAGATTATCAACCGCCCTGAGAATAAGGATGACCATTTCCTCTTGTGGCATGACCTCGAAGCGGAGCGCATAGCCCTTTGCAAGGCCATTCCCGAGTGCAAGGCCGTCTATGGCTCACAGGATGATGACGAAGCCGACCAGATTATCAGTGACTTCAAGGATGGAAAACTGAAATATCTTGCTGCGAAGCCAGAAATGCTTGGTGAGGGTCTGAACTTCCAGTACCATTGCCATAAGGCCATCATGTTCATTGATTACCGCTTCAATGACAAGTACCAGGCCATCGCCCGCATCCACCGCTTCATGCAGCAGCACCCTGTGGAAATATACTTTGTCTATGCTGAGAGCGAGCAGGAGATATTCAAGTCATTCAACAGGAAATGGGCGCAGCATAAGGAAATGGTGTCGAACATGGTCAGGATTATCCGTGAGAACGGCCTGACCGGCATTGACGTGCAAGGGAAGCTGATGCGCTATATGTTCAGCAAGCGGGAGGAACAAAATGGGAATCTGTGGCGTGCCATCAATAATGACAATGTGCTGGAATGTCAACAGATGGAAGAGAATAGTGTTGGCCTGATAGTAACCTCCGTGCCATTCTCCACCCACTATGAATACACCTCATGCTATAATGATTTCGGTCATAACTTTGGCAATGAAGGTTTCTTTGAGCAGATGGACTACCTTACGCCGGAGCTGTTGAGGATATTGCAGCCGGGCAGGATTCTCGCCGTGCATTGCAAGGATAGCATTCGCTTTGGAGCGAGTACCAAGTTAGGATTCCAGTCGCTCGACCCGTTCCATGCTTTCTGTATTATGCACTACATGAAGCACGGTTTTGTTCTGATGAACATGATAACAGTAGATACCGATGTAGTGAGAGAGAATAACCAGACCTACAGGCTGTCATACTCTGAAATGTGCAAAGACGGGTCGAAGATGGGTGTTGGCTGTCCTGAGTATATCCTCATTTTCAGGAAGCCTCAGACTGACGCGAGCCGTGGCTATGCAGATATACCCGTGACGAAGAGCAAGCAGGAGTATAGCCTTGGCCGTTGGCAGATAGACGCTCACGCCCATTGGTGCAGCAGTGGCGACCGTCTGTTGACGTATAACGATGTTCGCGGGTTGCCATTGCCAACTATCAGGGCGTATTTCCGCAAATACTCAGAAGAGCATATTTACAACTATAAACTGCATGTGCAGTTTGCCGAGGACCTGGAGAAGGCGAAGCGTCTGCCGCGTGACTTCATGCTCATAGATCCTGTTTCTCATAAGGATAACGTTTGGGATGATGTTACAAGGATGCGGACGCTGAACAGCCGTCAGAGCCAAAAGAACCTGAAAATGCACATCTGCCCCCTGCAGCTTGATATCGTGGAGCGGCTGATCGAGCGTTATAGCAATAAGGATGACGTAGTATTCGACCCCTTCGGCGGCATAGGTACCGTTCCCTATTGTGCGGTGAAGATGGGTCGTAAAGGTCTCTCTACTGAGCTGAACTACGACTATTGGCGCGATAGCCTGACGTATCTCCGTGAGGCAGAGCTTGAAATAACTTCACCTACGTTATTCGACTTCATGGAAGCTGTCTGATATGGGAAAAGCTATCAAGTCCACTGCCAGGACTACCACGGAGAAACCGAAGAGCGGCAAATGTGTGGAGTGCGCCCATGCCTACGTTATGAGTGACCACCAGCCGCGAAATCCGCTAATCTCGATATGTGGCAAAAACCATGAACGCTACTCCCAGGGCCATACCTGCCAGATATGCGGGTTCGCCCAAAGGGTAGGCGAACTGGTCATTCACGAAATGATATATCTGAATCAGAAATGAGGTGTCATTACGAAAATGTTGAAGGTGTGGGTAAAGTACTAATTCCTGGCTGTATGGCCGTAGCAGTGACGAATGATATTGACCTCTGCATTTGTCACCCTACAAGGTTCGCCAGTTTTGAGAAAGAATCGTATCAGAAAGAAGTGAAACGGCTCAAAGACATCATTTGTGAGCTTGAAGCAGAGAATGAATATTACGCAAAGCTATTAGAAAGTAATGGAGTAACAATTAAATACGAAGCAAAATGAAAGTACCTGATAAAATCTATATGCCCAATGAGCTGCTGTCGGAGGAATGGCAGCGGCATATCGAGGGCCTGGACACGGAGTATATCCGCAAGGATGCTCTATTGGAATGGGCAAAAGAGAAGTTGGAGGAATATGTTAAAAAGCAATATGACTCTAATAATGACCCTGTGCATTGGGGACAGCGCAATGCCTTTCAGCAGGTGATAGATAAACTTAACACCCTATAAACAGAAATAGCTATGAAAATTGAAATTTCTCAGGAAGATTTCGAGTTCCTGAAAGAACTGCAGCATGAGCTGAACACCCAACCAACCGACGGCAACGCCCAACCTGTGTACTGGGGAGTGATGGAAACCACCCTGCGCGGAGTGCCAGAAGGGTGCGGCATCCCCATCATCTACATGGGCGACGGGGGAACAATGAGCACCGCCGAGGCTGTGGCGTACATAGAGAACGAATATCTGAAAGACCTCGACGAAGCCAATCAGCAGGAGTGGGCAGAAATCGACAAAAACGACATGGACGATGTGGTCAGCTTTATGAACGTGAACCTCGGTTGGCGATTCGTCCGCATTGTGTATCAACGACGTGAGGAGTTCATCAGCCGAGAGACGGGCGCATTCCTTACCAAGCGTGCCTGCAAGGAATATATAGAGCGATTCGGCTATAACCACTCCAACCCACACACCTACGCCATGACGGCCTATCGGAACTTCGAGCTGGAGCGTCTGCTGAATGTATTGAAGAGTATCAACTTTGAATAATAAAGGTTTTATGAAGGGCAGAACCAAGAAACAACGTCGGTCAATAGGAAAGGTTATCCGCAAGATTCGCAAATTGCAGAAAGAAGGATTCGATCGATTCGTATTAGATAAAGTGTTCAAACGCATTGTAGCCATCAAATCTACAGAAGTTCCGCAAATTGGCACATTAAAGCCAGCACCCATCAGAAGTGAACATGATGATTCTGTGATGGCATTTCAGACGTTAATGTATACCCAAATGCTTTCTGAGGAAAGCAAAAAAAAGGCTTTTGCCATGCCTTTTATAAATAACGTAGACCAAATATATACATGATTAAGAAGGAGAAAAAAGATATGATAAAAGACAGTATGTTTTTCACTGAACCGACAATTAAAGACTACCGGGAAATCAGTTTGCCTAAAATTATTGAGGAGTTTCTTCTTTGCAAGGGAACTCGTAAGCATGACGGCACTCCAATCAATCAAAAGGTGAAGCCGAAGGATTTGTGCAACTCTGCCCTCTTCGTCTATGGACTGAAAGATAACGCAACAAACAAGTCCGCTATGGTGTATTATTGTGAGAGACAAGCACGACGGCTTGATTCTATGGATGGTGATTATATCAAAATCCCTGATGACTTTTGGGAGAAATGCGACCAGAAGAACAAGGAATTTACAAACGGTAACGATAGAAAAGAAAGATATGATTAGTTTACATTTTCACTGGGCATGGATTGTGATGGCCGTGCTCGTTATATTGGGTATTGCATATTGCATTAAGCAAAATAAAGAAAGTGATCCATACGGAATAGGAGCCGCTATCGGCTGTGTCGTATTTGTAGGAACTATTCTGTTGGCGCTTATCTTAGGGGGAATATTCATTTGGTAGCGTACTATGGATAGCAAGCTCGTAGTGCAGATTGATAAATAGTTGGATAATAATGCTATGGAAAAAGATAATGTCATTAACAAGATTCGCAAGCTGCTGAGACTCCAGTTCAATGCTGAGAAAATCGGTAGCACAGGCGAGGCGTACCAGGCAGCAAAGATGGTGCGTAAACTGCTCATGGACTATAACCTCTCTATGGGTGACATCGGCAATGAGAATGAGGATGCAGCTATCAATATGAAGGAGTCAGAGGATATTACTGTCACTGACAAATACGGGAACTATTGGAAGAAATCATTGCTTCATACAATAGCCGTCAACAACCTGTGCGATGTCTATACGCGGACATATAATCAAAAGATGTTCATCATAGGCGCAGAGGAGAATGTGGTAGTGGTTAGAGAGTTCTATGACTACCTCCTGAAAGTGTTTCGTCGGCTGGTCATTGAGCGTTTCAATGAGGCCCAGAACGATGCCATGATACACGGTCAGCGATATACTGAGAAAGGAAAGAACTATTTTATGCGCTCTTATCTCGAAGGTGTCAGCAATGGCCTTCAGGAGAACTATGACAGCATGAAGCCCACCTCTGAGGAAACCGCCCTCGTTGTCTGCCATCAGGACAAGATAAAGGAGTTTCTGTTCAATCAGAACAATTATAAGATGGATGGAACCAAACACCGCCAGCGTCGTCGTAAGGTTTTAGGCGAGGCTTACGAGCAAGGTCAGGAGGATGGCCGCAAGGTAAACTTGAATAAGCAGCTTGATAACAAGAAAAATGAACAACTCAAATTTAAATTAACTTGAAACGATATGAAACAGTTTACAATCAAACTCACATTCTACAATCCCAAAGAACTTTGGAAAGAGTTTTGGAATTGGGCGTTTTGGCCACGTCGTAAGACTTGCGCAGACTGGATTAATTACGCAGAAGGTGTTATTGAAAGCGATATGGCAGACATTTTTATGGAGCACAAGATTAGCGGCATTATAATGACAGATAAAGATGCCGACGAACTGTACAATAAGCTTTTGATAATGATAAAAGAGCACCTTGAAAAGACAAAAGAATTGATGTCAAAACCCTTATAATCATGGTTATTTCTATTTTTACATTGTTTATCCTCTACACTATTGCATGTGTCATGGATGGTCCAGACGTGAAACCTCTATGGAAGCGAGCACTGGGCGTGAAATTGGAACGTTGGGCAGATGAATTAAAGCCGATAGACTATTGCAATATGAGTAAATGCAAGTTCTATCAGCAAGCAATAGAACAACAGTATAGCGCTCCTTCGATTCGTCTTATTGCTAAAGAATACAGAATACCAGAAAGCGAAATGATGGATGCCATGAGGAACGATCAATTATCTAAGAGGCATCATATACCACTGCCAAGAACATGCACAGTTGATGGTCTTATAGATAGTGCGAAACGTCAGATTGTACGCTCGTTGCTTACTACTGCGGAAGGATTTGTTGATATTGATATTCGCAAAGATGATAATACTCCCGCAATCTACTTATTTGGTAGTTTATATGTTGGCAGGAAAGCAAAATTTTATTGAATCGGTAATCAAAGAATAGAGTATGAGAATAAAGAATTTCGGACTTGGAGCTGGTTGGCACAATGTCAATGTGTGGGCATTGCTGCCAACATTAGAACTTCATTTAATGGGCGACAAGTATTTCACGAAATATTCATGGAATTTGACCTTTGCTTGGTTGAAAGGCTTTGTGGAGTTCGGATATATTAAACTAAGGAAAGAAGAAACTAAAGAGCTATAAGACATGAAACAGACTAACTATTTGAACCCAGATAGGTTGACCAAGCTCTCTCAGGAAATCTTCGACATCGCTTGCGCCCACGGATGGCATGAAGAGCATTTTTCTGAATCCCATTGGCTCTGCCTGGTAATGACAGAAATGGCAGAAGCAGTGGAGGCAGACCGAAAAAACCAGAGAGCCGACATGCTGGCCATGAATGAGGCGATGAGAATCCAGCAAGAAAGTAAGAGCGGCCTTACAGATAAATGGTATAGAAACCAATTCCCTCTCTGTTATACGTGGCATATCAAAGGAAGCCTTGAAGAGGAGTTCGCCGACATTGTGATTCGTCTGCTCGATATGGCAAACGTCATCCATGGCAAAAAGATGGTATGGAAAGGGTGTTACCCCTTTGGGAGTGTATTCTCAGAGAATAGGACATTTCCCGAAAATGCATGGTTCTTCATCAGCGAGGTGCTGAACTGGGGAACGATGAATATATCCGATTCGGTTTCCTATATCTACGACTGGGCAGAGCATCTTGGCATTGACCTCGACCAACATATCGAATGGAAGATGAAATATAACCAGTTCCGGCCATATAAGCACGGAGGTAAAAAATATTAATCAATACTACTATGACAGACGAAATCATTATTAATGGCAAGGCCATTTACTCTACAAAGGGAGCGGCCAGAGAATACGGGCGTATAGGCTGCAACTTCTACAAGGGTTGTCCACATAATTGCACGTACTGTTATTTGAAGCGCGGCGCACCCTCGAAGCAATTGGGGGGCACAGAAGTAAGGCTGAAAAAATGCTTCAAAGATGAAGAGGACGCTATAATAACATTCTGCAGGGAGGTGGAAAAGCATATCGACCTACTGCGCCAAACAGGCATATTCTTCTCTTTTACCACTGACCCGCTGCTGCCCGAGACAATTAACCTTACCTATTATGCGGCCGACTTCTGCCTAAAGAATGGTATTCCCGTGAAGATTCTCAGCAAAAGAGCCGATACGCTCTTTGGCCATGAGGTGTATCGTGATGTCGGGTTTGATTACTGGTTCTATGCTGCTGAAGGTGCCGTAACGTTGCGTCCTGATAACTATATGCGCACTGCAAAATTAGGGCTACTCTCCTTTGGTTTCACACTCACAGGACGTGACGATATGGAGCCGGGTGCATCTTCCAATATGGAACGCATTGAGGCCATGAAATTCCTGCGTCACCTCGGCTTCAAGACCTTCGCCTCTATTGAGCCCGTCATTGACTGGGTTTCTGCAAGAAAAGTCATTACCCTCTCGCTCGACTGCTGCGATCACTACATGATTGGATTGCGAAGTGGCGTGAAGAAAGATTACTACGGCCTCGTAAGCAGTGGGATGAATATTCAATCTATTGTAGGTGAAATCACTGAGCGCGGCAAAACCGTTTATCTCAAAAATAGTGTTCGTGAATTGTTAAAGCGCTTCTTGAAGCCCGATGCTCTAATTCCATTCCTGTCATATACGGTCGATATGGACGGCAATAAAATTGTGAATAAATAAAAATAGATACCTATGAAGATACAGAACCTTGAACGTGCCGCAGAACTCAGCGTTGAGTTGCGGATAATGGAGGAGGCCGTCGCACTCCTGAAAAAAGATAATTGCGACATCATTGTAGTGAGCAAGGATGGCCAGCAGCGGGTCACGCTGCCACACGCCCGCTTCTTCTATGACATTCTGATGAAGGCCACGGCCTGCCTCAATGCCATCAAGAATGAGGTGAGGGAGCTGTGACCCCCGCCCTCTCCCTTCCGAAGTGTTTGCTCAATCGCAATGGTTGAGCAAACACTTTGGCCGTATTATCCCCCGAATTTCTTACTTTTGCGGAAAAACGAACCGAATATGCAATACATCTACAATCTTTGGAAAGCCCTGTTCGCAGCCATCGGCGGCTGTGTGGGATGGTTCGTGGCTGAGTTCAAGCCCACGTTCCCGCTCATTATCGTCACAGTCATCTTCATCGTATATGACGCTTATACGGCCTACGCCCTCGACAAGCGGGTGCATCGTATGTTCCCAGACAAGACCAAGCGCAGACAAGCCAAGTTCACCAGCTTTGCTTTCGGCAAGGTCATTCGGCAGACCATACCAAAACGGCTATGGCTCATCATCCTTGCCTATCTCGTAGAGCACTGGGTGTTCATCCACGTCTCTATTCCCCTCAGTTTCGTGGTGACTGGAGCCATCTGCTTTGAGCAGGCCTGGTCGATACTGGAGAACGAGAGTTCGTGCCGTTCTGAGAAGGATAGCCGTTTCTGGAAGATGCTACAGCGTATCATGATTGACAAGACAGAACGGCATTTTGAGGTGGAGCTTGACGAACTGAAAGATGGTACTTTTGATAACTCACAAAACATGGAAGATTAGTCATGGCAAAACTTGAAACCCTCTGGCCTTTCATCCTCTCATGGGAGGGAGGCTTCGCAAACGTGCCGGGCGACCGTGGCGGGGCCACGAAATATGGTGTGACCATCAGCACCTGGAAAGCCCAAGGATATGACAAGGATGGCGACGGAGATATTGACGTTGATGACCTGAAATTGATTACTCAGGAAGATGCTATGCGCATCTGCCGCCTGAACTTCTGGAACCGTTGGAAGGCTGACCAGATAAGGAGCCAGTCATTGGCAAACATCCTCGTCGATTGGGTCTGGGGCAGCGGGAAGCATGGCATTGTCATTCCCCAGCAGATGCTCGGAGTGAAAGCCGACGGCATTGTTGGCCCAAAGACCATTGCCGCCCTGAATGCTCAGGATGCCCGGACGTTCTTCTATCAGGTATGGCAGCGCAGAAAGAAGTTCCTGAACGATATCTGTGTAAGCCGCCCCACCAACTATAAATTCCTGAAAGGTTGGATGAACAGGCTGCAAGGCATCCAATATGGGAGCCTGACATGCAACACCATCCCCAAGAAAACCATTACATTCTGAAAATATGAGAAAAACTATAATTCCCTTTGCCACGCTGGCATTAATTTCAGTCGGTTGCTCCACCACTAAGACCATAGTCGAGCGCGATACTGTTACGGTGTATCAGAATCGGGCTGACTCGGTGAATATCGTAACGAAAACTAATATCAAGGACAGTGTGAGAATCAAGGACAGCACCGTCGTCCATGTCAATGAGAATGGCGATGTGGTCAAGACCGAATCCTGGCACGACAGGGAGCATATTTCTTCTGTCAGCGACTCAACACAGTTCTATAAGGAGCAATATGCCGCCCTCATGGCCTCCTATACTCGCCTGAAAGAAGAAAACCGTAAGACATCTAATACAGCCCTTACGACAGGGCAAAAGCTACGTTCAGAGGCAAAAGGCATCGGCATCGGAATTATCATCGGCTTCCTTCTCGCTTTCGCTTTGTGGCTGGCCCTGCGAAAGAAGCCTCCTTAGATGGCTCAGGATATTGAGAAAGGTGATTAAGAAACTGATGTGAAACGAAAATTGTAAAACATGTATTACGTATCGAAGAAGATGGAGATTGCCGCCAGCCACCGGCTGAAGCTCTCCTATCCCAGCAAATGCCAGAACCTTCACGGCCATAACTGGCATATTGAGGTGTTCTGCAAGGCAAGGGAGCTGAACGCCGACGGCATGGTGTGCGACTTCAAGCATATCAAGGAGAAGATTCATGGCCAGCTTGACCATGGATGCCTGAACGAGCTGCTGCCCTTCAACCCAACGGCTGAGAATATCGCCCGCTGGTGTGTTGGCCAGATACCAGAGTGCTACAAGGCCACCGTCCAGGAAAGCGACGGCAATACGGCCACCTATATAGAAGATGGCAATGAGTGGAACTAAACGATATATGAAGCCATGCGGACTTACATAATAAACGAGATATTCTATTCCATTCAGGGTGAGGGCGAACATACTGGCAGAACTGCCGTGTTCGTCCGCTTTTCGGGCTGCAACCTGAAATGCCCTTTCTGTGATACCGATTTCAAGGCATACGTGGAGGCGACGGCTGAAATGATTGTGGCCTACGCTAAGAAGCTGGGTAGAGATTGCCGATTCGTGGTGCTGACAGGCGGCGAACCAGCTCTGCAGGCAGATTCTGAACTCATTGAAACGCTGCATAAGGCTGGCTACTATGTTGCCATAGAGACCAACGGCACAAGCCATATACTGATTCCCGTCGATTGGGTGACGGTATCGCCCAAGCAATCTTTCGTAGGCTCTGTTGGAACCCCGCGCCTCAGAAAGGCCAATGAGGTGAAAGTGGTGTTCGACGGTGTGCACACCCCTTCGACCTACGGCATCGAGGCGGAGCATTACTACCTCCAGCCGTGCGACACGGGCAATGAGAAAAAGAACGCCGCCATCCTGAAAGCTTGCGTTGACTATATCCTCGGGCATCCCAAATGGAAGCTCTCTTTACAGACACAGAAAATCATCAATGTGAGATAACCATGGAGAAAAGTTATAAGGATGAAACCATAGAAAAGCTGATTCGTCAGCTGCTGCGCGAGATAGGCGAGAATCCCGACCGCGAAGGGCTGCTGGGCACTCCCGACCGCATCCGCCGTATGTGGGGCGAGTTGTTCCGGGGCTACGATGAGAGCCAGAGACCGAAGATAACGACCTTTGACAATGGTGTAGATGGCGTGTCATACGACAACATGGTCATTGACAGCGGCGATTATTATTCTCTCTGTGAGCACCATGCCATGCCCTTCTTTGGCACGTATTTCTTTGCCTATATCCCCCATCCCAAGGGCAAGATTCTCGGACTGAGCAAGGTGGCCCGCGTGGTGGACTACTGCGCCGCCCGCCTGCAGATCCAGGAACGTCTCACCCGCGATGTGGTGAGAATGATAGAGGATGCGCTCACCGAAGGTCTGGAGCCTGAGTATGCCCCGCTGGGCATCGCCCTCGTGATGAAAGGCCACCATCTGTGCAAGGAAATGCGCGGTGCGCGGAAGAAAGGACTGATGACCACCTCTCACCTTACCGGCGTGTTCCGTACCAGCCATGAGGCACGCGCAGAGTTCATGCGGTTCGTGAACAATACCGTTGTGGTATAGACATACGACAGAGATACCAGAAACAGCCGATTAGCAGCGAATGAGCAACGAGGAAAGCACAGATGGAAAGAGCAGGTCGCTGGCCAATATTCTACCCCACAGGTGGAAGAAAGGGCAGAGCGGCAACCCGCAGGGGCGCAAGCCGCTGACCATCAGCCAGACCATACGGGACCTGAAAAAGGAGGGCTATCGCGAACCGTCGCAAGAGGACATTGTGAGAGCCTATAAATACATCTTTGCCCTCGATGAAGCGAAGGTGAAGGAGCTGGTGAATGACAAGACGCAGCCCATGCTGAACCGCATCGTGGGCAAGGCCGTGCTCTCTGGCCGTGGCTTCGACATCATCGAGCGGATGATTGACAGGGCCTTTGGCAAGGTAGGCCAGAAGATTGACATCACCACCGACGGGGAGAAAATCAAGCAGGAGCCTTTGAGCATCCGTTTCGTGGCAAACAAGGAAGATTTGGAGAAAATAGAGCAGGAGGTTCCCGACGTTCCCAGTGAAGACAGCTGATTATGCCCGAAATGCTGGTCACAAAGAATTTCGTGAAACTCGATGTGGCTTACCGCAAGGGTTACACGACGGCATCTGCACAGGGGAGTTCGCGAAGCAGTAAGACCTACTCCATCGTGCAGTGGCTCATCCGCCAGTGCCATGACACTCCGGGACTCACCGTGAGCATCGTCCGTAAGACCATGCCCGCCCTGAAGCGCTCAGTCTATCGTGACTTCAAGGATATAATGATAGACTGGGGCTTGTGGGATAAGAGAGCCATGAATAAGGGCGAATGGGTCTATACCTTCAGCAACGGATCATGGGTGGAGTTCTTTTCTTGCGAGAACGAGCAGAAACTGCGCGGCTCAAAGCGCAGAATCCTCTATGTGAACGAGGCCAACGAGATTTCCTTCCTCGAATGGCAGCAGCTCCAGATGCGAACCACGGCGTTCTCCATCATCGACTATAACCCTTCTTTCACCGATGACCATTGGATAAACCTCGTAAATGCGGAGCGAAAGACATTCCATTGGATTTCGACTTATAAGGACAACCCCTTCCTGGAGCAGAAGGTTATCGACGAAATAGAATCCCTGCAATGGAAGAACCAGTCGCTCTGGCAGGTCTATGGCCTTGGATTGCAAGCCATCGTCGAGGGTCTTATCTTCAAGAAGTATAAAATCATGGAGGAGTTCCCGAATGAGGCCAAACGGCATCGCTTCATCGGTATGGACTTCGGTTATACAAACGACCCCACGTCTATAGTAGCGGTCTCTATCGTGGGGAGTAAGCTGTATCTTGATGAACTGTGCTACCGCACAGAAATGCTCACGTCTGACATCATAGCAGAGTTGAAGAAACAGAGGTGGGCACCGAAAATCATAGCAGAGTCGGCAGAGCCTCGCGAGATTCAGGAAATATATAATGCCGGCCTCGACATCCACCCAGTGAAGAAATATCAAGGCAGCGTCATGGCCGGCATCAATAAGATGCTGGAATATCAGCTTATCGTCACGCGCCGCTCCTACAATCTTATCAAGGAGCTAAAGAACTATACCTATCGTCAGGATAAAGAGGGAAAGTGGCTCAATGAGCCTATAGATATGTATAACCACTGTTTTACAGGTGACACACCTGTCACTACGCTCAATGGCAGCAAGCGCATTGATGCCGTATTGCCGGGCGACATGGTTCTGACCAGCGACGGCTATCATCGTGTGTTGAGGCGGTGGAACAATGGCCTGCGCAGAATCAAGCGTTTTACGCTCGTTCTCGATGGATGGTGCGTAATTATCAAGGCAACACCCGAACATCGCGTTAAAACGACAGGAAACTGGGAAAAACTGGAAGATTTGACTGTAGGATGCAAGGTGTTCGTTCAAACTAAGGGAAGGAAAGCGGGAATAAGGGAAATTAAGGCTATTTTTGCAGAGGATTTGGGGCTACAGCTCGTCTATGACCTCACCGTCGAGCACCGGCATGAGTATTTCGCCAACGGCCTGCTGGTGCATAACTGCATGGATGCAGTGCGCTACGTTATACTAAGCGAGGTGCTCGGACAGAACGGCGACGGCCTCAGTGCAGAAGACTTGGCAGACATGCTACCGTAATATATAGACAGATATGAGTTCGATAAAAGAAATTTTGCTGCTGAACGATGGAAATGCTATAAAGGACTCCATCGCCCGTACCAAAAAGATGTTCCGCAAGACGTTCTCAGAGACAGAAGCGGAGTATGACCCCTATCGCCATGCCGTCATGGATTCGCTGAAGCGTAAGAAGAAAAAGACGAAAGTCTCTACAGGCAAGCGCGACGAGAACGGCAAGGAGATTATGAAGGTGAAGTATGTGGAGGTGTGCCGCATTGCCGTGCCTATACAACGGCTTATAGTCGAGCGTACAGCTGGCTTTCTGCTTGGGAAGCCCGTCACCTACGAAATGAAGCTGAAAGCCGATGTTGACCCCACCAAGGAGCAACAGAAGCTTTACGACGATGTGCTTGACGTGTTCGACAAGAACAAGATGAAGTATTTCGACAAGAAGCTGGCCAGAGCCGTGTTCCGTGAGCGAGAAGCGGCTGAATTGTGGTACTTTGTTCCTGACGAGAATGGCCATCCTACCGATGAAATGCGGGTGCAGCTCCTCTCACCATCACGTGGTGACACCCTGCTTCCGCATTTCGATGATTATGGCCGTATGGACGGTTTCGGACGTGCCTACAAGACTGTGGATTACAAAGGTGACACAACTCACCATTTCGACGTTTATGCAGGTCTCTATGTCTATCGTTATGCCACCGACACCAACGGCCAGTTCTTCCATCCTGTCGGCGCCCCTGTCCCTCATGGCTTCGACCGCGCCCCCATTATCTACTACCGCCAGGAAGAAACGGAATGGGATGCCGTGCAGCCTGTCTGCGACCGCATAGACACGCTGCTTTCCAACTGGGGCGACACCAACGATTATTTCGGTTCGCCGTCCTATTTCTTCAAGGGCACTCTGAAAGGCTTTGCAGAAAAGGGTGAGCAGGGCAAGGTATATCAGGGCGAGGGCGAGAAAGCCGACATGAAAGTCCTCTCATGGGATAGCGGCCCTGAATCGGTCAAGGAGGAGTTGACCAACCTTATCAATATCGCTTTCTCCTACACTCAGACCCCAGACCTCTCTTTCAAGAGCATGAAGGAGATTGGCAGCAACACCTCCGGCGTTTCCATCCGTCTGATGTTCACCGACCCGTTTATGAAAGCCGATGACAAGGTTGAGCTGTTCGGTGAGTGCTTCGAGCGTCGCTTCAACGTCGTGAAAGGCGGCATTGGTCAGGCACAGGGCCTTAGAGAAAGTCTCGTGGAGAGCGTCAAGGCAGAACCGAAGTTCGAGCCTTATCTGCCAAAGAACGAGGTCGAGGAGCTGCAGATGATTACGTCCTCTACTGGCGGCAAGGCTACCTTGTCACAAGCCGAGGGCGTGCGCCGCAATCCGCTGGTGAAGAATCCTGAGGCCATCCTGAAGGAAATCAAGCAGGAGAAGGCTGAAGCCTTGAAAGAGCAAAACGCCTTACTTACCGTCGGTTCCTCGTATGATGAATAGCTGAACCTCGCTATAATAATCTTAAATCAGACAAAGAGAAAATGAAACAGAAAATCATTCTGAGCCTCCTGGCATTATTTGCCGTCGCGCTCACGGGGTGTTCGTCCTGTCATTCCGAAAAAGCAAAACAGACAACAGAGACTATGGTAAAGGCCGATGATTCCTCAGGGGTTTTGGCCGAGGCCATCGTTGAGAACATCGTTTCGACCGACCGCGAGTACATTTTCCTCCATGAGGGGAAGCAGTACGACTACTACGAGACAACTGTGATGCTGGCCGACTACCTCGACGCCGAAAGTCAGGACGGCACAATCAAGAATGTTGAGAATGCTTTCCAGTTGAAACTTCCTATGCCAGACGGAAATATCTGCTATAAGAATATCAAGGCGTTCCATGTGGGGAGTTATGCAGATTACGCTTACACCTATGGGCTATGGGTAGGAGATTTCTCACTTAATGAAGAGAACGTAAAACTTACATTCAGACAAGCGTTTGACCGCGTAATGGCCACCAATAGTCCTAAGCCTCATTCAAAATATTGTGTGCTTCGCAGGGAGGTCGGTCCTAAACCCGATATCCATCCTCAATACGTTTTTGGCAATACCAATTCACAACTATATGTCGATGCTGTCACAGGCGAGGTGAGAAACAGAAATCCGGTTTTCGACGGGTATGGCCTTGATAAGACGCTTGCCGAATAACAGACCACCTGGGTTCAGCTATTGACAAAAAGAATGGGAGCCGCATTTGCTTTCGGGTCACTACTCCGAAACATGCGACTCCCTGTTTGAGTTTAACGCCGTGAACAAACGTTCACAACAATGTGGTGCAAAGGTACGGTTTTTCTGAGAAAATACCGCATTATCCCTTATGATTTAACGTAATTTTTGTATTTTGAAAGGAAAACCCCGGCACAGGCTCATGTGTCGGGGCGGGTGTAATTAATAAACAGTGTTAAGCCTTTCAGGCAAAACGATAGGAGCCTATGAGTGTGCCCACCTCTTGCAATGCACGGTTGAGCGTTTCCTTTTGTTCGGCATTAAGCGTATAGACTTGTCCTCGCACTGGTGTGCCATTGATGCGTTGTGACAGCCATCCAGCACTTTTGCCGAAATATTCCTTGGCTATATATGCCCACGGGGTCAGCTTATAGACCTTCTCATTCATTCTACGCCGCAGAACCTCCTTCTCCAACTCCTTGCGAGTTTCGCGCAGATATGCCAGCTGGTGCTCTACGACAGGTTTCATTTTCTCCTTCACTTCAGGGCCATTCAACTCTTTCAGACGGGCAACAATCTCGTCAAACCTCATTCTTTTCTCTGGTGCTGTCTCGCCCATCAGCGAATCCAGCTCTTTGGTCAGCATTTCAATCTCGTTCATATCTCTTTATTTTTTGTGGCCACCCCTTTGTGTCGGGGTGGCCTTGGTTCTACTTTTCTTTCTTCTTTCTTAGTTCGTCGTAGAGGGGCTTGAGGTATTTCAGTTCGTAATCAACTTGTTTCCAGTAATGTTCCTCTCCGATGATTTCTCTTACTTTTTCGAGGTCTCTCAGCACCTCTTCGCTTCTCTGAATTTTTTCTTCAATTGTTGCCATTGTTTCAATTTTTAGGGGTTTAACACTCTTGTTTATTAATTACACTGCAAAGGTACATAAAATTTTCTTTATGTGCAAGGAAAACATAAAATATTTTTTATGCAATAAGATTATTTAACATTTTTCGCTTTTCGCGCGCGTAAGTTACCTTATACCATAGAATATTATTCCATTCATTATACCTTATTATAAAGAAATATTAAAGAGAAAAGGAACAAGGTTTTATTATCTTTTTATCTTCATATTAACATTAGCATAAATCCAATTTCCTAATAATCAACGTTTTGTGTTTTAGCCCCTTGTTAACTTCTTGTTAGGCTCATATATTGGTCATTGATATTCTTTATGATAATTTTGTTTGGTTATCATTAGCAGAAAGCCAATTATCTTGAAATCAAAGCTTTATGTTTTAGACCCTTGTTAGCTTCTTGTTAGGCTCATGCGTGGCTCTTGCTTTTTTAGACTGTTTGCTCAAAGTGGAAACAGAAACACTTAGTTATGAATAGTTTTGTTTATTTTTGCACTCGTCTATCAATATCAAACAATCAGATATGAGTTTTTTCAGACGTAGGATTATGATGGCCGTAGCGGCAGCGGCGGATTATATCGCCGGATGGTTCAGGAGTGAGGGTTGGTTCCGCTCTGAGCCGTGGTAATATGATAATGAATCAAGAAACATAGACTTATGGCAAAGAAGAAGGGAGTAACTATAGAGGGTGAGAACCTGCAGGGTTTCTCATTCGAGAGTGACTGGGGTGGTACTAATGAGAGCGGTACTACCGAAACACATTACGGAACAAACGTTCCTGCTGGCAAGGAGTGGGGCGTGAATAGTGGAGAGGTCGAGCGCGTAATAAAGGGCAAGATTACGACAATGGAGTCCAATATCGAAGGCAAGGCGAATGCCTCCGATGTAGAGGCGGCTCTTGCTCAGAAGGCTAATGCCAGCGAACTTGCAGGCAAAGCCAATTCCTCTGATATGGCTGCTGCTCTTGCACAGAAAGCCGGTGCTACGGAAATGGCCGCTGCCCTTGCTCAGAAAGCAAATGCCTCTGATGTGGCTGCTGCTCTTGCACAGAAAGCCGATAAAGGTGGCGATGCAGTAGTGAACGTGAATGACCTATGCGGGGCACCTGACAATGCGCAATATTACACGCTACAGACGGCTGTCGCAGCTATTCCCACAGCCTACCGCAAAGAGGGCCTTGTCATCACCTGGCGCACTGATGCAGACGCATGGGCGACGAAGAGGTTCATGGGAACGGGGCTTGCC